TATCATCTAATATTCCATTGTATCGTTTTAAATTCTATGAAGTGTTTCCGATAAGCATTTCTTCTTTCGCCATGTCTTCTACCGATACGCCAGATAATATCATTACTGCCGATGCAACGTTCAGATATACCTATTACGATATTGACAAACTGTAATTTATAATGTATACTCCTAATCAGGAGGCTCTATGACTAAACTTGAAGAACTGTTGGAGATGTGGCGTAAAGATGCACAGATTGATCGCACACAACCTAACGTTGAACTAATTAATATTCCACAACTACACTCAAAGTACTTGACTATCATGTCGAGGCACCGACTTCTTTCTAAAGAGTCTGAGTTTAAGTTTAACAAATATAAAAAAATAAAGTGGGAATATTATACAGGCAAAATGGATGATGACGAATTAAAAAAATACGGATGGGAACCATTTCCGTTTGTGTTGAAATCCGACATTACTACATACTTTGACAGTGACGAAGATTTAAACAAACTCGCCGCCAGTAAAATTATGCATGATGAAATTGTTGATGTTTGCCAAAGTATTATGAAAGAACTCAACAGTCGTACATTTCAATTGCGTGACTATATTGCTTGGGAAAGATTCATACAAGGCATAGGTTAATGGCAGATTTGATATTAAAAAAACTTAATGAGGCTTACATTAGGTTTGAATGTGAAAGAAACATTGCACAAGAGTTGAGTGACTATTTCACATTCTATGTTCCAGGTTATCAATTTACTCCAGCTTACAAGTCTCGTTTGTGGGATGGTAAGATTAGATTGGCTGACTTACGATCATTTAATATCTACCACGGTTTAGTTCCATATATTCAAAAATTCTGTGAAGATCGTGAGTACACATTAGAACTAGAAAAAGAAGTTAACATCACAACTAACTTCTCAGTACACGAAGCAAAAGAATTTATCACATCTTTAAACTTGCCACTTGAGGTACGTGATTACCAATTAGAAGCATTTGTAAAGGCCATTCGCAACAGACGAATGTTGTTGTTATCACCAACAGCATCAGGCAAATCTCTCATTCTTTATTTGATTCTTTCTAAGATACAAGAACAGAATCACTTCAAAGGTTTATTAATTGTACCAACCACTTCTCTAGTTGAACAAATGTATTCCGATTTCAAGTCATATGGCTATGACGCTGATACATATTGTCATCGACAGTATGCAGGTAAAGATAAACAAACAGATAAGTTTTTAACCATCACAACATGGCAATCTATCTACAACAGAGAAAAAGAATACTTTGAACAATTTGATTTTGTACTAGGTGATGAAGCTCACCAGTTTAAAGCAAAGTCACTCACAACTATACTATCTGGTTGTGTGAATGCGTCCATGCGTGTTGGGTGTACTGGAACATTAGATGGCACTCAGACACACAGATTAGTTTTAGAAGGCTTGTTTGGTGCAGTACACAAGGCAACAACAACTAAAGAGTTGATTGAAAACAAACATGCTGCTGAGTTTAAAATTAAATGTATCGTATTGAAATATCCAGATGTGGTATGTAAAGAGTCCAGAGATTGGGATTACAACGCTGAAATGGATTACATTGTTGCCAGTAGAAAGAGAAATGATTTTATTAAGAATCTAACTTTATCACTAGAAGGCAACACACTTGTATTATTTCAATATGTAGATAAACATGGTAAGTTTTTATATGAACACATCAAAGATTCCAACACAGATAGGACAATATCATTTGTTTATGGTGGCACTGATGTAGATGAACGAGAGAATGTTCGTGCTGTAACAGAGAAGGAAACTAATGCAATTATTGTTGCATCATATGGTACATTCTCTACGGGTATCAACATTCGAAATCTACACAATGTAATATTTGCATCACCATCTAAATCTAGAATTAGAAACTTGCAATCTATTGGTCGCGTATTACGATTAGGTGATAACAAAGATCAAGCTGTGTTATATGATATCGCAGATGATTTTAGAATAGGCAAACATACCAATTATACATTGCATCATTTTGTAGAACGTGTTAAAATATACGATGAAGAAAAGTTTGAATATAAATTTTACAACGTAGATATAAAAGAATGAACAAAGAATTATCAATTAAACTCTTTAGGTTGGCAACAGGCGATGACATTATCTCCGCCTTTGTCGAAGACTTAGAGTCCAATACTGTTATTTTGGAACACCCTATGAAATTAATTTTTCGTAGGATTCCAACTGGTGCAACTATCTTGGCTATGATGCCTTGGTTGCCTAGTGAGTTGATTAAAGTCAATGCCGCTTGCATTGACCTTGCAGAAATTGTGACTATATTGGAATTGAAAGATGATATGGTTGATTACTATATCAATGTGGTAGAGAAATATTTGGCATCAACTGAAAATACGGAAGATATTTTGAAAGAAAGATTACTTGATGCAATGGATCATTCCGATTTGGATAACCTGGATCAAGTAATGTTAGAAAAAACTAACAGCATAATCCATTAACATGAAACATCAACACCGCAATTATATGATTAAACCAACCAACGTGTCAAGCGTTAAATAAGGCAAATATGAGTACTAAACATTATGTGAACAACGCCGACTTCCTGAAGGCACTAATTCAATATCGTGAGGATTGTGAATCCGCAAAACTAAACGGCAAAGAAGACCCACAGATTCCAAACTATGTGGGAGAATGTTTCCTAAAAATTGCGGAACACTTGTCCAGAAAGCCAAACTTTATATCCTATTCCTTCCGTGATGAGATGATGGGTGATGGTGTTGAGAACTGCCTCATGTACTTCCGCAACTTTGATCCGGTAAAGAGTAAAAATCCATTTGCTTATTTTACTCAAATCATATATTATGCTTTTCTCAGACGAATTATGCGTGAGAAGAAACAACTGTATGTGAAATACAAAGCTACAGAATTGTTCGGCATATTAGATGAGGGCGAGTTTCTTTCCGATGATGACGGTGCCAACAAACAATTTCAGTTGTATGAAAACATTTCCGAATTCATTTACAACTTTGAAGAAAACAAAAAGAAGAAAAAAGAAAGCAAAACAAAAGGACTTGAAAAGTTTATTGAAGAGATTGATGAAGATAAATGAAGATTGCTTTAATTAATGACACGCACGCTGGTGCTCGTGGTGATAGTTTACCATTTAATGAATACTTCTTTAAGTTCTGGGAAGGCACATTCTTTCCCTATCTGAAAGAACATGACATTAAACATATTTGTCACCTTGGTGATGTTGTTGACCGAAGAAAGTTTATTAACTATGTTATTTTGAATTCGTGGAGAAAACGATTCTTTGATGTGTTGGCTGCCAACGATATTACAATGGATGTAATTGTAGGCAACCACGATGTGACATACAAGAATACAAATGAAATCAATGCGATGAATGAATTGTTCAATCACTATGATAACATTCAGGTGATGATAGAGCCACGGTTGATGAACTATGGCGGCACGAATGTATTGATGGTGCCTTGGATTAATTCCAGTAACTATCAAACAACATTAGATGAAGTAAAGAATACACCTGCACAGATTGTATTTGGCCACTTTGAGATTGCTGGTTTTGAAATGGACAAAGGCAATATTTGTCACACTGGTTTAGAAAAGAAAATGTTTGACCGATTTGATATCGTGTTATCAGGACACTTTCACCACAAGTCAAGTGACGGCAACATCTCATACTTGGGCAACCAATATGAAATGACTTGGGCTGATTACAATGACCAACGTGGGTTTCATATCTTTGATACAGACACTAGAGAGTTGACATTTGTGCCGAATCCACACAAGATGTTTCACAAGATAACATATGATGATGCTTCACAATCGTTTGATGATTGGAAGGCACACAACTATGCCGAGTATAAAGATTGTTATATTAAAGTTGTTGTATTAAACAAACAGAATCCTTACCTGTTCGATACGGTACTCGACAACCTTTATAAGTGTGGTGCAGCTGATATCTCCATTGTGGAAGACTTCAATGATTATGATACTGACATTGATGCCGATATTGTAGATCAGGCAGAAGATACAATGACTATACTATCAAAGTACATAGACAACTTGACACTTAACGTGGAAAGTGATAGACTCAAGAACTTAATGAAAGAATTATACGTTGAGGCCTTGAATACAGAAACTACAGAATGATTATTTTTAGATATGTAAAATGGAAGAATTTTCTATCCACTGGTAACAGTTGGACAGAAGTTAAGTTGGACAACTCACACAATACATTAGTAGTTGGTGAAAATGG